AGTTGTATTTGCTACTGCAGATAATCTTGCTATTACTGCACCTGATGCCGAGTTAGCATCTTGAACAACAGCAGTAGCTGTATTACTTCCTGCAGTTAAACTGAGACCTAAAAATCTTTGTGGATGTACAGCAGTTACTTGACCATCACTAGTCGCGTTTGCCCCTGTAGCACCTGTTGCTATATTAGTTACTTGAGCATCTGTTTGAAATGTCATTTTTAATCCTTTATAAATGGGGAGACCGAAGCCTCCCCTATATTAGTTATGCAGTATAGTTTGTATTTTGTTGGTATAAAACTGTAAATCTAATTTCTCCTGCACTTGTTGCAGCAGAGTTTGTGATTGTTAATTTTATATCACTTGATCCTACATCTTCCCATGCTAGTGCTCCACCAGCTTGTGTAGTTGGATAATGTCTACCAGCAGTAGTACCAATACCGTAAGTATTAAGTAATGTAGCAGCTCCGCCTACAGTGTCACCAATACTTATATTAGTAGCACCACTGGCTGCAGTGATTACATCTAGAACTATGTCAATAATTTGTGAATTAGCTGGAATTACTACAGTCGTAGCTCCTGCTGCAATAGCACCCGCTGATAAGCTTTGTGCATGTGATTGAGCCATTACGACTTGACCAATGTTTTTTACATTAGTACCTAAGTCTGACCCAGTAGTTTGTTGTATAGGTCCCGCTTTAATCGGTCCTGAAAAAGTTGTTGTTCCCATTGTCTTACTCCTTGTTTTTCTGTCTGCTTACGCAGTCAATAGGTTGTTTAGTATGGAAAGGGGGCAAATTTAATTACCCCCTCCCTCAGCCGTTAGGCTGGATTTGAACCGTATAGACCTCTCCAGTCAGAGAATCCAAATGAATATCTCTCTCTAGATTTGTATCTAACGTTACCAGTCTCAAAGTCACCTTCCATTGAAGTTGCGATTGGAGCTCTAGTGAAGTGCTTCATACCGTTTGGTACATCAGTTCTTAACCACCAGAATTTACTGTTAGTAAATCTATGGTTAACATGATATCCACCTGGAACCATACCCGTAGATACGATTGCGTTGACATCATTGTCTGCTGTTCCAACTCTGTATGGAGACGCCATTAGTCTCTCAGCCACAAATACCAATTGTCTTGGAATGTGAAGAGTTCTAGCTTGTGCAGCAATCGGAATAGACTTGTCGTCTACAAACCCAGCAACATCAATTAAACCTTGCTCTAGAGAAGTCTCTGAAAGCTCAGCTTGAACTGTAGGAGTGTTAGCTCCTTTTCTGTTACCAGCAGTTTGTGATCCGTCTTGAAGTGGGTGTAAAGCGTTAATTAATGAAACACCGTCACCACCTGCAAATGCACCACCCGTAAACGAGTTATTGTACACAGCCGCACCTTTAGTTTGTTTAGCAGCAGCCATTGATCTAGCTAATGCTTTTGTTAGTCTGGTAGACAGCTTGTCGTATAAGTTGTCTTCCATAGCTTCTTCAGTGATTGAGAAAGCCATTGCTACAGTTTCGTTTGTGTAGCGTGCTACCCAACCTTCACCTGTATTAGCGTAATTTACGCCTTGACCTTCAAATTTTACTGATGCTTCGCCGAACCCTGGGAAGAGTACTTCTTCCTCAAAAGCTCTATTTGATTTTTCGTTCTCAAACAAAATCGCTGCTTCGTCTTCGTAACGTTTATATTCCGTTCCAAAGATTGCATGCAAGCCCGGTACTAATTGTTTAAGTAACTGACCTCTAGTTATAGCCATTGTATACTACCTTTCAATTAAGCAGTCGGGAAGTTGCCATCATAGCGACCCCACGAATGAGTGTTAATTTTAACAAGTACGTTCATTGGAGTTCCAACTGCAGTGTACTCTAAGTTATCCTCAGCAGATCCTAAAATCTGGAAAGGGTAAGCTTGTTGTGTTGCATTTTGCGTGTTACTTGCTGTTGATGAATCAAGAGATGATCCACCTTTAAATGTTACTGTTGAACCAGTACCTGTTAAGTTCTGTGCTACAGCTCCAACGTCTGCTAGAGTCAATGCTGCCCCAGCTTGATCTGCTTCCATTTTGAAGATCGTTGATGGATCGTCATAAACGTAAACTTTGAAATTGGATTTTGCTACAGTGCTTGCAGGAATTGATCTAACAAATCGTACGTCACCTGTACTGTTGTCCTGATATTCAGCACCCCAAAAGACTCCAACGACAGCGCCTAAATCGCCACTCCCGATGTCAGTTACTAATAGACCACTTGATAAAGAACAAGTATCACCTTCGAAATATGCTGAAGGTGCAGTAGCAGCAACTTGATACCCGTTTCCGTCAACCCAGTTATTGAGACGAATTGTCCCACCATTGGATTGTCTTACGGGTGATAAACCATAAGCCATAAATTCTCCTTATTGCTTATACACTAAATCCCAATTAGTAACTAACGCGGTGTTAGTCTTGGAACTTAGCTTTGTTCGCCGCTCCTCCTGATACGGAGGTTGAGGATGTATCCTCTACTGGCATACTTGAGTGCGCTTGCGATTTTAAATCTTGCCCATATGCTTGGGCCGCCTTCGCTGTTTGATTTTCGTAGTACTGTCTTTTTTCTTTCATATAATTAGCATCTTGTTTCATCAAGATTAAATCACCTGAACGGACAGCACCTGCGTGCTTACCAGTTGTCATTACGTCAGCTATATAATTCTCACCTAATTCCTCAGGTGTTACTATTTCATAACCTTCGCGCAGACGTTCATGAACATTCGCATCATCTGGGTTATTTAGTAGTTCGTGACGAACCCATAAATATTCTACCCCTTCTGGTGCTTGAGGTGCTTCTAATTTAGAAGGTGCCTCGAATGATCTTTTTGTTCGAGTTGCCGAAGCTCTAGTCGTACGGCTTGTTTTAGTTGCTTGTGTCATATTAGCTCCCCGCCTTATTTTGGCGCATTTTTTCTCGCGCATAATCTTGATAAGAAACTCCTAGTCTATTTGCCATTTCCACTTCTGGTCCTGTCAAAGTTACTTTTCGTTTTCCCGTTGCGGAGCGCGTTCCGCCTACAACTGTTGGAACTTTCCTAACAGTCTGTTTTCTAAGAGTTGGAAACTCTGATGTTAATCTAGCGTCTAGCTCGCTATAGTATTCCTCTGCTACTTCTTGTGGGTTAATACCTTCTTCAAGAAGTTCTCTGTGAATAACTAATGCTGCTTGGGTCTTGATCCTGTCTCCAGTCTCGTTGCCCCCAAACCACTTATTCCTTTTCTGCCAAGCTAATGCTTTTCGATCTGGAAGTTGAGCAGTTGGTTTTGCTTTAGTTTCCTTCTTCGCAGTACTGTCGGGTTTATTTGTTCCTAAACCTTTTTCTGCTCTAGCCTTATATTGTTTGGCCACTAGCTTCTCTGCTTTCACAGATGCTAAGACATCAGTTGCCTTAATCTCAGCGTCAACGTCGCTAGCTTCTTTTGCAGATTTAAGTACACTTAAAGCTTGAGATTCTTGTGAATCCAATCTTTCCATATATTGGTTGATTGCATCCAACTCAGAGTCAGCTTGCTTACTTCTAAGTTCGCTCTTCTCATTTAGCCATTCATTCTTTTCAGACTCATAGCTTTTGAGCTTTTCTTCAAGTTCCTTCTTCTGCGCAACAAGTCGCTTAATACGTTTTTCAGCGCGCTTGCCTACTACTTTTTTATCCTTTGGTTCTTCAGTCTCATCTTCTACAGATTCGGATTCAGTTTCTTCCTCGTCTTCTTCTGTATCTTCTTCGACTGCTTCTTCCTCAGAAACCTCAGTATCACTAGGTTCTTCAGTATTTTCTACAGTCTCAATCCCTTGAGCTTCTGTAGTTTCTTCGTCTGGTAACTCAACAATTATATCCTCTTCAGGTTCATTGTCAATTACACTTTTATTTTCGTCATCTATCATTTAGATCTCCTCGGTTGTGAACCGCGTTTATCACTATCATTGTATATTGTATACTAATTTGTTTGGTAATGCAAGGCTATTTCGCACTAATCTTTGAAGGATCAGGTACAATAGCTATGATTTCATCATCATTTATAACTGAATACGTTTCTTTTTCGTATACAAACTTAAGTCCTACATACTTTCCTGTCAATACCCAGTCCCCAATCTTAGCCCATTCAGTGTTAGCTTTGTTGTGATCTTTGTATGCATCAGGCCCCATGTCAATAATCTGTGATATAACACATGAGAATTTAGCATGCTCTACTAGTTCGTCAGTTAATATAATGCCCCCTGCAGTTTTGTTTTCTATTTCTCTTGGCTTTAATAATAGTCTATAACCTGCAGGTTTTGGTAAATTTTTCTTACTCATGTGAATCCTTTATTAGTTTAACAAGTTCTGATTGTAGTCTATCTTTAAGATCACCTAGAGTATGTTGAATACCTAGCATGTACTTATAGTCTTCCATAGTGGAAGCACCTTGTAGGATTTGAGCAGTATTAGCTTGTATAGACTCATCTATTATTTTAGATAATCTATCTTTGTAGTCGTTGGCTGATGCCATATTACCTCCTGTAATAGTGAGGGGGCATTACGCCCCACTCGTTTATTTTATTTTTATTTCCTTTGGTCTCTTCTCCTCAGGTACAATTTTCTCTAATTCAATAGATAATAATCCGTTCTCAAACTTAGCCTCATTGACTACTACATCATCTGCTAATGCAAACGTACGCGTAAACGCGCGTTGAGATATGCCACGGTGTACGACATCGTCGGCTTTTTTATCATTTGGTTTAGATTTAATTGTTAATGCATTATCCGCATAATTAATTGATACGTCTTTCTTACCGAATCCAGCTAATGCTAAATCAATAGAATACTTTAATTCATCAATCTTACGAATATTATATGGTGGGTAATTAGGAACATCCAATTCTAAAGTTTGTAGTCTATCCAATAAAGAATCAAACCCAACTGTGAATGGTTTATATGGTTCCCAATCTACGAGTGATTTAATCATAGTAACCTCCTTGTTAAGCGAAATTAAATCGTGACTCCTTTCGGCAGTCACTATTATTATATAGGATTATTCTTCTGTTGTCAACTTATTTTCTTTTAAATCGTAAAAATAATTTGTGTCATCACCAGCTGTCCATTTACTTTCTGTTTCTACATTGTATTCAATAGTAGATACTTTAAAATCTGGTATTAAAGTTTTAGCTGGTGTTAAAGATTTGTCGTAGAATATAACTCTGTTATTTGGTTGAGCTGCAAAATGCCCGTTGTCTAATAGTAATATGTTAAATGATTTATGTTCTTCTGGTACTTCTGAATAACCAGTGTTTAAAATATTTTTATCTGCATGACAACTGTCAATAGTAAATAAATATTCTCCTGTATAAAACTTTTTAGATGGTGCAAGATATTTAGCTTTACATCCTGCTAGTGAAGCTTTCTCTATTACTGTAATGTGATAGCTAAATGCATCCCACAGTTCTAGTTCTTCTAACTCAATATCCAACTCAGTAGGACTATCAACAAAAGCACTGATAGGGAGCTTATCATATAGAGCACCATATTCAGGCAGATACGTTTCAAAGTAGAGCGCTCTACCTTGGATAGATTTACAACTAACCCAAACACCTTCTACAAATTCTCCATGTCCTTTTTGATGATC